TATTTGTCAAGAGCAGAGGAATACTATGATGAGGGAGATACTAAGGCTTGTGGAACTATCTCATATTTACTATGGGGTGGTAAAGCTGGTAAGCGTTGGGCAGAGAGTAAACTGAAAGAGTTAGACTTAATAGACCTAAAAGCACCTTGTCAAGCTGGATATGAGCAATACGGAATGAAAATGAAAAATGGTAGATTAGTACCAAATTGTATACCTATAAAATAAAATAAAATGACTAATAAAGAAAAAGCACTAAAATTAATTAATGAGTATTTAGCAAAGCAAGAGCCACAGAAAGTAGAGTTAGCTTCTGCAAGAGAAATACCTAAATATGAAAATCAACTTAAAGAAATTCAAAAAAAAATAAGAGATTTTGAGCAATTTAAAAAACAAACAAAACCAGAAATATTGAATATTGTTAAATGGCTTAATGATTTAAAATCTGCTGTTCTCAAAATAGGAATGAATTATAAAGATGTTAAAGGTTTAAAAGAATTAAATGATTTATATTGGAAAGTTAATAGTCAAGCAAAAGAAAACAATATAATTTAATGCGTAAGGTAGCGATACAAATAGAGAGAAAGAAAGTAAGACGTAAAGGAGTACACGCTAAAAGCAAAACAAGTCAATTAAAGTCAAGTAAGAACTATAAGAAACTATATAGAGGGCAAGGATGAGAAAAAGATTTAAAACACCAAGTAAAACAAGTCCTAAAGGTGGTCGTAGAGGTTGCTTATGTGCAGATAATACTTATTCTATAAAGTGTTGTGATGGTAGTTTACAGGCTCAAGGTATAGGCAGAATTTCAAGCTTAGAAACAACACCACCAAATGGTACTTATGGCTATAAGATACAAAGATGTGGGCATAGCCAACATAAACACATTTGGGGTAGTCAAGAACTTGTTGTAGGTAATGTTTATTACTTTGATTTAGTACACGCTGGTCATAGTAATTGTTACACAGTATTACAAGCTGATAATGAAACAAGTGGCTTTGAATGGCAAAGCGTAACTCTGTATAATGACTGTACAGATTGTATAAATAATAATTGAAAATGCAAAATTAATTTTTAACACTTATATATTAATATGAACACGAATGATATGATTAGTAAAATCAAAGATGTTTTAAACTTATCCGAAGAAGTTAAGTTAGAACAACAAACGTTAGAAAATGGTGCTGTCTTAGAAGCAGAATCATTTGAAGCTGGTAAAGAAATCTTTATCGTTACAGAAGATGAGAAAGTAGCTGTACCAGTAGGAGAATACGAAATGGAAGATGGTCGTATTCTAATAGTAGCAGAAGAAGGTCTTATTGCTGAAATCAAAGAAGCTGGAGAAGAGCCAGAAGAAGAGGTAGAAGCAGAAGAAGAAGAAAAAGAAGAAATGGGATATGCTACTAAAGAAGAATTAGCTGAGGTTAAAGAAATGATTGAAGAAATCAAAGCTATGTTAGAGCCTAAGGAAGAAATGAGTGAGGAACTAAATGCTGATGAGTTAGGAAATCTTATGACTGAGGAACTATGCAAACACGACAAAGTTGAGTTAAGCGAAGTACCAGAAGAAGTTAAAGAGGAACTAAGCGAACCAGCAGCAGAGCCTATTCAAGCTAATCCAGAGGCACAAACTGTAAAAAATAATTTCAAGTTTGCTACAAAAAGAAAACTAAGCACACTTGATAAAGTAATGAATAAAATAATTAACAACTAAAAATTAAATAAAATGCCAAATCCAACAATTACTGGTTCTTCATATGCTGGAGAATTTGCTGGGAAGTACTTAGGTGCTGCTCTTTTATCTGCTTCAACATTAGATGCTGGAGCTGTAACAATCTTGCCAAACATCAAGTATAAAGCTGCTATGAAAGTAGGTGCTTTTTCTAACTTGGTTCGTTCTGCTGATTGTGATTTTGATTCAACTACTTCTGGTCTTACATTGACTGAGAAAGTATTAACTCCAACTGAGTTACAAGTAAACTTACAAATCTGTAAAAAAGAATTACATTCTGACTGGGAAGCTGCTCAAATGGGATTCTCTGCTTTCGATAGCCTACCTCCACTATTCTCTGATTACGTTATTTCAAGAGTAGCTGCTGAGGTTGCTAACGCTACAGAAACTTCTATTTGGCAGGGTGCTTCTGGTGAGGGGAACTTTGACGGCTTTGATACCTTATTAACTGCTGATGGTGGTGCTGATGTAACTGCTACAACTGTTGATAGCTCAAACGTAATTGCTCAATTAGGTGCAATTGTAGATGCTGCTAACGCTGCTGTATTAGGAAAAGAAGATTTAACTCTTTACATCTCTACAAACATTGCAAGAGCTTACATTCGTGCTTTAGGTGGTTTTGCTAGTAATAACATAGGCTCTAATGGTGTTGATAACAAAGGTACTACTTGGTATAATGGTGGTGCTTTATCTTTTGAAGGTATCAACGTATTTGTAGCACAAGGTTTAGCTAATAACACAGCTGTATTAGCTCAGAAGTCTAACTTATTCTTCGGAACTGGTTTATTAAACGACAGAAACGAAGTTAAAGTTATTGATATGTCTGATATTGATGGCTCTCAAAATGTAAGAGTAGTAATGAGATATACTGCTGGTGTACAATACGGAGTTAGAGGAGATATTGTCCTTTATTCATAATAATTAAATTAACTAACATAAAGAGGGTGGGCAATACTGCCTACCCTTTTTTATTAAAACAAATAATATGGCTTGTGCAATAACAAAAGGTAGAGGGGTTGGATGTAAGACTGCCTTTGCTGGAATTAAAAATATTTACATCTTAGATTATAGCTCTACTATTGCTGCTTTAAGCGATTCAAGTGGAACTATAACCTTACCAACTGATGCTTCTGCTGAGTTCTTTAAGTTCGAGGTAAAAGGTGGTCAGTCATCTCTTGAAACAGTTGTAAACTCATCAAGAGAAAATGGAACTACATTTTATGAAAGTACATTAAACGTTACTTTTCAAATATTAGACGTAGAAACTCAAGAAGAGATTAAACTTCTTAATAGAGGTAGAGCGCATTATGTTGTAGAAATGTACCCTAATGGTGCTGGAGTTACTAAGTACTTATTAGTAGGTAAAGACAATGGTGCTGAGATTACAGGTGGTACAATCGTAACTGGTGCTGCCGCTGGAGATTTACAAGGATTTACATTAACAGCAGTTGCAACAGAGGTATTTCCTCCGTTCTTCTGTACTGTACCAGATGTAAGTGCTACTACTTCAATTAGTCCAGCTTAGTAGTTTATTTATATTTAAAATTAGCCTTTCTTTTTAGAGAGGCTTTTTTTATACAAAATATTTAATTTTTGTTTATATATTAGTATGAAGTTAATAGGAACTAATGGCGATAAGACTTTTAAGGTAATACCTCGTCAATTTATTAATGGTGCGATTACTGTAAATCTTACAAGTGAAAGTACAGGTACAAACGTAAATATTACACCTACTGCTTCAACTGATGGTAATTATATGTCATTTGTTGCAGCTTTTGGTACATTAACAGAGGGAGATTTTTACACCCTTGAAATAAAAGATGGTACTGCTGTTATATATAAAGACAGAGTGTTTTGCACAGACCAAACAGTAAACCAAACAAACAATGATTACTATTCTGTAAATAGTGGAGAATACACTACAGAGAATAGCTTTGATAACGATTACATTATATTATGAACGATTTAAGAGTAGTTAATTTAAGCACTTATACAAGTCCAGAGATTGTAGAGAAATCTAACAAGGAATGGGTAAGCTATGGTGCAGATAATAATTATTTTGCTTATTTGATAGACCGATACAACGGAAGTCCTACAAACAATGCTATTATAAATGGTATTAGCGAAATGATTTATGGAAAAGGCTTAGATGCTTTAGACAGCAACAGAAAGCCAGAGGCATACGCTAAAATGATGTCTTTATTCCACAAGGATTGTGTGCGTAAGTTATGCTACGATTTAAAACTTATGGGTCAATGTTCTATGCAAGTTATATACTCTAAAGATAGAAAGAGTGTGGCACAAGTAGAACACATACCTGTAGAAAACCTAAGAGCTGAAAAGTGTAACGAAAAAGGAGAGATAGAGGCTTACTATTATTCTGATAACTGGGATAAAGTAAAAAAGGTAGAAGATTGCAAACGCATACCAGCTTTTGGTTATTCTAATGAGTCTATAGAGATAGTGTATGTAAAACCATACAGAGCTGGGTATAAGTATTACTCATCTCCAGACTATCAAGGTGGACTTCAATATGCAGAGTTAGAAGAAGAGATAAGCAACTATCACTTAAATAATATTCTTAATGGTCTTGCACCAAGTATGTTAATTAACTTTAACAACGGAACTCCAAACGCTGAGGAACGACAAATGTTAGAGAATAGAATATACCAAAAGTTTAGTGGCTCAAGTAATGCTGGTAAGTTTATATTAGCATTTAACGACAACCCTGAAAGTGCTGCAACTATAGAGCCTATACAATTAAGTGATGCTCATAACCAATATCAGTTTTTATCAGACGAAAGTGGTAAAAAAATAATGGTAGCACACAGAGTAGTTAGTCCTATGTTGTTAGGTATTAAAGATAGTAGTGGTTTAGGTAATAATGCAGACGAGTTAAAGACTGCATCTATACTTATGGATAATACAGTTATTAGACCATTTCAGACACTTTTAATTGATGCCTTTGATAGTATATTAGCTTACAATAATATTGCTTTAAAACTATACTTTAAGACTTTACAACCATTAGAGTTTACAGACTTAGAGAACGTAGAGGATGAAGAAACAAAAGAGGAAGAAACAGGGGTCAAGTTAGCTAAGGAATTACA